TATGTCACCGAATTGGAGAAACAAAACAGGGTCGGTACTGCCGTTTCTTATGGTCAGGCCGGAACCTCATTTGATAAGTTCAAACCTGGATTGAAGCTAAAGGATCTGAAACCGGCTTTACTGGAAGAATACATTGATTGGAATATGAAGGAAGGTAATTCTATTACAACGGCTGGAATCTACCTAAGATCCCTTAAGGCTGTTTTCAACGCGGCTAACAGTACTCATAAACTTAGACTTGATTATCCCTTTGAAGGTTTCTCTATTCCTGCTGGTAATAAGAATAATAACAAGGTCACTGATGATAATGACCTTTCAAAGCTCAAAGCATACTCGGGACCGCTGCTAAAGGCTAAAGATTTCTGGTTATTCGAATATTACGGTAACGGGATGAATTGCGCGGATATGGTTCTTTTAAGCTATGAGGATGTAAAGTCTCCCAATCCTCTTAAACCTGCCGTTGGGGATGAAATTCATTTCGTCAGGAAGAAAACCCAGCGTACTGGCAGAAGCAACCCTACTACCATAATAGTAGTCATCAATGCCCATATAAAGTATGTTATTGAGAACTATGGAACCCGGAATAAGAGCGGCTTCATCTTTGACGTTCTTACTAAGGATATGTCACCGAAGCTGATGAAGATAAAGAAGGACTATTTTGCTAGGTATGTCCGGGAGAACGTCAGGACTATCTGTCAAGAACTGGAAATTTCAGATGACATATCAAACCGTCATGCAAGGGGCACTTATATTACCAAACAGGTAGATAACTTTGGGATTGCCGTAGCCTCTAAAAATGCTGGTCATTCCTCAATAGCCGTCACTCAAAGATATTGGGGTGATCCTAAGAAGGAAGAACGGCAAAAGTATGCTAGTATTCTCTAGCTCATAATCTCCACAATCGGCAGTTTGCCACTATTCAAAGATAATCAGTAAATTTGCTACAAGAGGTCCGGCTTGTTGTGGTTAGATAGGTTACGGCTTGGCTCGGCAGGGTAAGGCAAAATAATGGAGTGGTTAATGCTACTCCATTTTTTATTGAAGTACTTCGAGGATAGGAGTATTCCCTAAGATAATTCCCGCTGATATAATAGGACGTTTCGCCATATCCCGCCCATAGGCGAAGGCATATTTTGAATCATCGACCCCGCAACCGACTTGCATTGACCATAAGGTTTCGTTTCTTGAACTGCTCCATTGAATAGAGCTTTCCGAATGTAAATGGCCCTGGCAAAGATTTGTTCTTTCATCCTTCATCCTCTTGAATGCATTACCCGTTCCATGTGTGAATAGAATATTATTCTCTACAAGATCATGGACGAAATTCCATCCGGCAGGAGCTTGGATGATATCTTTATAGTCCTTTAAAAACTTGGTGCTTAATCCGGCCTTTATAGCCTTACGTTGGACCCGATAACTATGATTGCCCATTATACAGGTTACTGTAGGAAATGCAAGATAATAGCGTTGTAATCGCGTTATGGCGTATTCTAATTCCATACCAGGACTATAACCGTCTGGATTGCTGTCATGGACTGACCAGGAATTTGCGTCAATCTCATCTCCTATGTGGATAATACGATTACAGCGATACTTTTTCTTTAAGTCAATGCAAAATTGTAGGTATTCATCTAAATCAAACGGGCAATGGGTATCACCCAAAATGAGGTAATTAATTTGTTTCACTTATAATTTTTTTTGGTTAAGAATAACCAAAACTTGACCGTCTAAAGATGGACGGTTACTTATGGCCTATGGTCCCTTCTAAGGAACTTTTCAAGGTAGTATATACCAGCAGCTAGATAGCTGAATATCTGTACATAGGTAAGGATATTCGATGGAGAGATATTATTAATAACTCCTAAACCTGTTGAAAACCCTATTAGGCAAAGCCCTGGCAATCCGTGTACTTTCATTTTATTTGTATTGAATATAATAGTAAGATCCTGAATCAAATTCCCCGTTATTCACATGGATGATGCCCATAGAACTAGTAAAACTGTAATTGGTTATTCCACTTCTAGGAAAAGGGGCAAGCTGAAAACTTTCTTCACAAAACATTACTATGCTTCTATTGATCAATAAAGAGCTAGAAAATACAGTAGAGCTTGCAGAAGGGGTAAAGCTCTGGCCGTCTCCTACAATAAAGTTAAATGTCCCTGCCGTTGTAAGCGTGTTAATATTAGTATCAGTACTTGCAGTGAACGCATTGAAGGCAGATATATTTACACCACTTCCACTAGATCCTGTAATACCAAAGATCAGTGATAGAAAAGAGCTTGAATCAGCCTGATACTTTGCCTGAAAGCTGCTGAATGAACTTGTCAGCGTATAATTACTTTCTGATGCATATATATTGCTCAGATATGAATTAAGTGATGAAGTAAACGCATTGAACTCAAGAAAGGACACACCACCACCTGAAGCAGTTATTTCATTTAGGATATTCACTAATGAAGCTGACGTAGTGAGATAAGAACTACTGAAATTATTAAATGAGCTTGTCGTAAGATAACTACTCTCAGAAGCATATACATTATTTACCAGGGTATAAACTGATCCCGAAAATGAATAGAAGGATGATGTAAACGCATCAAAGGAGCTTGTAGACACTAATGAACCTGAATTTACATTTCCTCCACCTCCTGATCCTGACTGCCATTCGTTGTAAGTAATATTTCCATAACTATCAATCACCAAAGGAAACACACTTGCAGTTGTCCCTACTGAGGATGAAAGGTTTGGGAATACAGGTGTACCGTAATTGGTAAACATATATTGCACATCACCGGTAAAAAATCCTACTCTATCGGTATTCCTGTTATACCCTAAAACCATGTTTGAAGGACTACCAAAACTGATATCAAAATCATCTATATTAACGCCAATAAAACCGGTATTAATAGTAAGACTTTGCCCACCCCAAGTAATACCAGATCCGGCATCACTAGCAGTACCTAATGCATTCCCTACAAGAAAATGACCTATTGGTAATACATTAGATAAAAGTCCCGCTATAATGTCGGCTATTGAAATGCTAAAAGAATCGAAACTATCCCTAGATAGATAATCAGTTTCGACGTTAGCTATCTGCTCATTAAAGCTACTGGAATCCTGCTGATATGATGAAGTCAGTAAGAAAGATCCTAAATCGATATTTATTCCATCTTGGACAAAGTCTTTAACTTGGTTCATTGAAACATAATTCAATGACCCGCTTACCGCATCACTGATATACGTAATCTCGTTCCCATTTATTGAACCGGACGGTAAATCTATTATTCTTAGGTTTGGCATTTAATTATTTTTATTAGGCAGTAGTGAACCAATTTGAGCCATTACTATAAATTTTTAGATAGCCATAACCAGTACTGATAGTTTTGCTAGATGCCCCGTCAATCGTTTGTGAACCACTAGCGGCAACTGTAATGTTATCAGACCCGGCATTACCCGTTTCATCTTTTATTATGTACTGTTGTCCTGTAACACCGACTGCCGTAGGTAAAGTGACCGTTTGAGCGGCACTAAGGGAAGTATAACCAATAAGATAGTCAGTTGTTGAAGCTGTATATGCTGTATTAGATACGGTTGTTCTCTTTACGGCGGTTGCGATCAAATTAACTGTACCTCCTACAAACTGAGTCTGTCTTAGCGTTCCGCTCCCCGTTGCTGATGTACCAATTGATAGTGTGTTTGCATTTGTTTGGAACCCAAATATTGCACCTTCATTATTGGTAGTAGAAGTATATGTGTTGTATACTTGCAACTGACAAGCGTGTGTACCTTGCCTAATTGACGTTTCATAGTTCGCATCACTGTAAAGACCCGCTGCCGTTCCTGCTGTTCCCCACGTATAGCCCGAAGATGCCCCAATGAAACAGTTATTAGAAATAGTCATGGCTCCCGTTAAGGTCGCCCCTCCGCCATCATTAAGAACCAATACATTAGTAAGAGAACTAGTATACTGACTTAAAGCAAAAACCATTGAAGATCCTGCAACTGTAGAACCTTGGACAGGTAACATGTAGATATAACCGTCTACAGGTTGAGAAGCAGGTGTACCTGTCATCCATCCTTGACCCTGGAAATGCATAGATGGTGAAATTTGCTGATTACCAGAACTAGCAGAAGTACTATTTTGCAATAATATAGGACTTGTTATCGTAGTTCCTATCCCGTTTTGCTGAAATGAACTTGTTAAAACATATTTACTTTCAGAAGCATAGACATTTGAAATCTGTGTGCTTATGGATGATGTATACGTGTTAAATGAACTTGTCAGCAATAATGAACCCGTATTTACAGATTCCCCCGAACTGGAAGGAAATGAATTGTAAGTAATATATCCGTTTGTATCTATTACCAATGGACTAACACTTGCAGTTGTCCCAACGGATGAAGATAAACCAGTGAAACAAGGCGTACCGTTGGTAAGGAACATATAAGAAGGACCGCCGCTGTATTGATAAAATCCTGTCCTATCCATTGACCCGCTATTACCAATTACAAAGTCCTGAGGATATCCGAAAGTTACTGCAAAATCATCGCTGTCAATCGCGCCAATTCCACCGGTACTAATTATCATTTGTGAACCATTCCACGTTATCTGTGATCCCGCGTCACTTGCTGACCCGTTGGCATTCCCTACAAGAAAATGATTGGGAGTAAGTGAGCTAGTCACATATCCACTAAGAGAACTAGATAATGATGCAGTATAAGCGTTGAAAGAACTTGTAAGAACAAGTGAGCCGGTATTTATGCTACCCCCTGATCCCGTAATATTCGCAAATTGATTGCTTACAGATGAAGAGAAAGTTGAAAATGAACCTGTACCCAGGTAATTACTTTGGCTGGCAAATACATTCACAATCTGCGTACCGACAGATCCCGTATAAGTGTTAAAGGAAGCAGTCGTAAGTAAAGATCCAGTATTAAACGCTGATCCTGTTAATTGACTATGTACAGAAGCAGAGAATGATAAGAATGATGATGTTAAAGTATAGTTACTTTCAGAAGAATATACATTGTTTATTTGCAATAGAAATGAACTACTATTAGTTACATAAGAACTACTAAATGAAACAAACGATGAACTAACCGAAGTAAATGATGAAGTCAAAGTATAATTACTTTCACTTGAGTATACATTTAAAATCTGAGTACTTATTGAACTAGTATAAGTATTAAATGATGATGTCAATAATAGAGATCCTGTATTTATAGATGATCCTGTTAGCTGACTATGAACAGAAGCAGAAAAGGTACTAAACGATGAACTAGGTAAGTAATTCGATTCAGATGCCAGGATATTGTTTAATCCAATGTTAACCGATGCGCTAAAAGTATTAAATGATCCTGTTGAAAGATAAACACTTTGGGACCCATACACATTCGATACCTGACTATTAATAGAGCTAGTGAAACTATTGAATGAAGCAGTATTTGTATAATTGCTCTCAGATGCGTATACGTTCGCTACCTGCTGGCTTATTGAAGAAGTGAATAGATTTATCTCCGCTGGATTATAGGAAACTAATGAGGCTGAGAATGCGTTAAATGACCCTGTAGACAGATAGCCCGATTGACTTGAGAATACATTGAATATTTCAGCAGCTACAGATCCCGTGAAGGTCAAAACGGATGCACTGAATTGATTCAATTGGGTAGGATCATAGGCCGTACCTGATCCACTGTTTAGATAATCAACAATCTGCTTAAACGATATCTGGTAAAGCGAACTACTTCCAGGCTGTCCTAAGAATGTCAGGGAATTACTGCTTACTGATCCTGAATTAAGTTCAAATATGGTAAGGTTCTGAGGCATTAGATATTATGATTTTGTTCATACTGAATATAATCAATCAGGTATGAGCCATCGTAATTAATAAGGTTAAAGCCATTGTAGTTAATAAGATCATTTAATATCTCAGTATCGCAACAAGGGCAATCGGATGAATAGATAACAATTCCATCAGGTGAATAAGGATTGAAGTAGTAAGGCTGATTCAATTGTCCCTGACTAATTCCAATTACTACGTTATCCTGACATTCATCAAATACGATAAAGTTCCCGTACCCATCAACCAAGTATGTCAAATCAACCTCAGTATCATACAAGATCTTTTCAGCCGGTGGAATGCTCGGCCTTATCTTTACCGACCAGGGATTAAAGGCTAATGGATCTCGCATATCTTAGCATTTTAATGGTACTTGGTCAAGTGCTGTATCATCCGGGATGGAAATAGTAACGTCCATAAACATACCCGTCAGATTATCATTCAGGTATTCCATTACCGGGTTTTCCTTTGCTTTCCCCCATCCTACCTGTAAATCAAATGAATCCCGAAGGATCAACAGAGTATCTTTTATGATTCTTCTGGAATCCGACCTTATTTCCCATTCGTTAGAATTATCGGGTAAAAGAGTATCGAATATGGCAACCCTCCAAACGTAGTCTGTGTACAATTCATATTCCGTCAAATCAACCAGATCCAACCACAATAAAGGGTACTGATGCGGCAAGGCATTAGTATCGCTTATCTGGCCTGCATAGAAATCATTGATCTGCGCATGTGCTTCAGATATTAATTTGAATGTTAATACCATTTGGTTGATCGTGGAATTTGTTCCATTCATTTCTTTTCATTTTTATATTTCCAAATATATCCGCCTGCCTTACATCTTCCATTCTTAACAGATTGAACAAGGTTTGCATTATTGATATTAAGAGTGTCGGATGCCAATTGAATAGAGGACCACTCCTTTATAAAATTGCCTTCCTTATCAAACTGGATTATTGCCTTATATCTTCTTTTACATGATACCTTCAAACTGTCGGGGCATTTACCTTTCTTAATTTCACTTAAAAGATGCCGTTGCTCAATTGACATTGGTATACCCTTGTTCCACGCTGTTTTACCCTTCTTTGCTCTACTAATCTTATCCTTGGATTCCTGAGATAAAGCACCATTACTACCCGGCCTGCGAATATTTAAAAGTTGTTTTCCTTTTATTATTTCATTGGCTGCGTGAAGCTGTTCAAACATATTCAAATAATACTGGCTGATATCTTCATTAAAAATATTTAATACTTCGAATGTATGGGCCTCAATCCCATATTTCATAAATGAATTATAAAGTTTCACCAGATTTTTATCAGGATTCTTTTGATGATGCCTCAACCGATCATTGACATTAATTGACTGACCTATATAAATCCTGCCTGACGGACTTATTATTTTATATATACCTATCATATCTTAATAATTTTCAAAGAACCACATTCCGAAACCTTCATAAGCTCCGCGATATCTTCTATCGTAAGGATTATCATCATGACCTAAATACATACTAGATCTGTAGGCTGATCTCCTGTTAGGTTGAATATCTGCAATAGTGAAAGCAGTATTCCAGAATGCAGGAAATAGTGTCGGGTATGCTTCCATGTACCTAAGTAAGCTTTGAGCATACATTTCCGCAGTTTCTTTTGTCTTATCCCTGTAGGATTGGATTTCGGTTAATGAAGCAGCTTGGCTATTCTCTCCCGACATCTTTTCAAGTCCCTTAATCTTTACCTTGTAGGAATTAAATAGTGACAGTTCATAAGTTACATACCATATCATTACAGGCTCAACATACCATTGCAAAAGCTGTACGTCTGTCGTAAGGAGAGTATTATTTGCAATACCATTTTGCAGGTAAACCAACATTGGTGTACCTAATACCCCTTGCAACCAACTATCTTGAACTAGCTTAATAACAGGTTGTACAACTTTTGGATCAACGTTTTGATCAATCACTCCATTATCAATAAGAGCTTGTGAGCTTATCAGGAGTACGTTATAATTTGAATCTAAAGGCAATTGATTTAAGATTTAATTGTTTGAAAAATATTTGAAAATGAAACCACCCGCTGAATTAGAATAATTTCTAAGATTATTCTTTATACTTGTCCTTCCGACTTTAAGAACCTCGGCAGCTTCTTTAGCCGATTCAAATTCGTTTAACCTATTCATATCAGAATCGTACTGTATGATCTTCCTAGACCTGTTCCCTTTTAATCCTAAATGAGATTCCCTCAATTTCTTCCTTGTATCTTCGCTCGCTGTTCTTCCTGGCTTACCCTTTCTTGTCTCACTCATTTTAGCTTTCGTCTGTTCCGTATGCTTACTTCTAAATCCTCCCCCTCCATCTGTAAGATTTAAACCATTACATTCAGGATATCGGGAATAGTTAGATTTGAATTGCCAGATATAAAGCCTTTCCCATTCATCTAAATAATCCTGATCATATCCTTCCGGGATTTCTTCTATGATATCGAATGTGTGGTTTTCAAAACCATGTCTAGTTAAGGAATTAAACAATAATTTACCAATAGTAGATTTTTCCAGCCCCCGATATTGAGATAATCTTCTATCAATATCCCAACTTTGACCTATATAGATCCTGCCTGATGGACTTGTTATTTTATAAATACCTATCATATCTTATCCGTTATTATCTCCGTCACTGTCCGCGTCCCCTGCTTCCTGGCTTCCAGGTACAGCGTCTGAAGGAGGTGGAACGGGTGCGGCTGAAGGGGGCGGAATACCTTGTGTGGTATCTCCTGTCCATGCTGGAAGGATTACGTTAGGATCTGCTTTCTTTGCGTTACCCAATACGTCAAGGTCAAGATTTGGCTGATCTCTATTACCGATCATTATTTCGCCTTCCGGTTGATTATTGGCATCATCGATAAGATTCCAGTTTTCTAGGTTCTTTCTCATTTCAGAAGGATACATACAACTTGCAAGTGTACGCGGATCAGTCAACGGCATTGTTACCGGTGGCATTGGCTTAATAGTAAGCTGAGGATCTTTAAAATTGATTGCCATCAGCTTGTTAAGAACATTCAATAACTGAATCCTACGGGGCAATACATAAGTTTTCTGAAACACTTCATACCCTATTTCAAATTCATTTTGTACACCTACTTTTTGAGCATTGGTTTGTAGACCAAATAAAGCAGGAGTTGCAACCCTATGGGCAGAAAAGATATTCTGAATAGTATTTTGCATCAGCCTGATAAATCTATCATCGTCTGAAGTCTGAATTGGAATGACCTGTGGAGCTTGTGTCCCTGGTTCATTGAACGTAATCATTTTCTGAGAACCATTAGCCCCTGAAAATTTGGTTGTAATGTCCCTGGTAATTTGTCGCTGTTCATCGTCTGTTGGCGTTCCGTCAAAAAAGTTTATTATCATCGATGCAGCCATACCATTACGGACAAGGTTGTCATGATATTCAGAAATCCCCCTATCAGTATTGATAGATGCAACAGCAGCTTCATAAGGAGGTCTACCGTAGATATTACGAGAAGTATTACCGTTGTGATAAAATATCTGTGTTCCTGTTGGATTGTCCAGGTCGAAAACATCGTATTCGATTATCTTTGCCCTTGAATAGGTTTTCCAATGCTTCGAATATTTCAGTTTTGTCTGATCGAGATTGTACCTAAATCTTTCAACGGGTATGTGATATATTTCTGAAATCTTCGGGTTATTCTTATTTGATCCCTTACCCCATACTATCTGTAAGGCAAAACAGCCAAACATTTCGTAATCAAAAGTTATACGATACAGGATATCGTTTAAGCTGTCCCCGTTGCAATTACACTCCTGAATAAAATCCTGAATAGATCCATTTTTTTTACTTTGCAATCCTCTTGCTACTATGTAGTCAACTTTCCCGGAGATAATTGCGCCATGTGTGGAAGAGCCATCAAATAAATCCAGAAGGTAATCAGGGTAAGCGTTCTTCTCGCCCCAAAAGATTAAATCCTCAGCCTTCTTTTCCTTATTCATAGGTCTATCAAAAGAGTCATGAAAAGTCATTTCAACTTTTGTTGCTCCACCTTCCTTTGGTTCGTCAGATCCAAACCTTACCGATGTTTTATGAAGTACGCTGCCTGATATGTTTGTTGTTGATGCCATATATTATGATAATCCGTTGTAAACGATATACTGACTTGTTGAGCCGGTAAATGCTGTTGGTGGGGTAACTGATCCCGTCAAAATCATCTTGCCCATTTCGCATAGGTTTAACCCTGCAGGTGATAAAGAGCCTGAAGGATCTTCATATACATTGTATAGATATTGACCTAAAAGAGGGAGATATACTTGTCCTGCTGTCGGGTCGGCATTGCTGCCGGTAGTAGTGATACAAAAACGGTTGTATCTGTTTAAAGATGCGCTATCGTAAGCAAGTGTATAAACTGACTGTTTACTGATCCCGTTGATAAACTCCCATAGGAATAATGATCCTGTTCCCTGCTGCAATTCTGAGACGGTAACGGTAACGGGGTTTTGGGAGTTTTGTAATAGGATAAGCATATTCAAGAAAAAACCCGCCAACCAAATCGGCGGCGGGCTAAAAAATAATAATTATGACAAACAAATAAATCCGTTAGTGTGGTACTGTCAGTGCTGGAACAAGTCCACCTGATACCTGATAGGCGTAAGTTGGTTCAACTCCTGTAAAGGATAGTTTATACTTGCTACCGTCTCCGTATTTCTTTCCACTTTCCGCGTCGAATGTTTTTGGAACCATCCCATTGCTTGCACCATATAGCCAATACTGGCCTAGGTTATCCAATGCAATGATTGAAACATCGCTTTGAGCAAGTAAAAGAAGTTCATTTCTTTTTACTATTTCGACCCTGGTAAATTCAATGTCTACTGTTTGATCAGAATAGACAGAAGCATTTTCATCACTGATCTTTAGCTCATCTTTGAAAGTACCCGTTTCTTTACGGAAGTCATAACGGTAGTACTGATAATTAGATCCCGACTGAATCGGAATAGCTGTTACTGATCCGCTGACTACTGTTATGCTCCCGCTGATATTCTGGAAGGGCATCACAAAGATGGATTTTATACCACCTATGTTTGATTTACAGGTATCAATAGGAATGTTCTGTGTAAGCTGACAACTCATATTTATAGAATTAGTTTATTAAGAATTACTGACCGTTAAAACCCCATACAATTTCATAAGGTCTTGCAACGTTCGCAGCAAGTGTAAACTTACTCTTCCATTGAATGTTGTCTGAGTATGGGTTGTAGATGAATTTAAAACTGGCGGCATCATCTTCCAGGTCATTACCTTGTATAAAGTTACTTGGCTGACCTGCTAGGATTGAATAGTTAGTATTACCCGAACTATAATTTAGCCCGACGAATGCCATTACATCAACCGCTGTACCTGGGATTGTAATTCTTCCATCATTAGCAGGGAAGTTAAACAAGCTGAGAGGATACAGAGCCTGCAAGGCCATGATGTATGTATTATAGACATCCCAACCAACCATTACTACAGGTTTTTCAGGTGACTGTAAAAGAGCAGGCGGAATAGCTGAATAAACACCATTGATAATATTTACAACGTTTGACGAAGTAACAGGAGATCCAGAAGATGCGGAATAGTGTACCGAAGCTGAAACATAACCAGTAGTACCAAGTCCACCAC